TGGCTTATCAACAACCATCTTTCTGAACTTGAAAACTACGTCAACTCATCCAATCGTGGATTTGGGGATTGTTGTGTGCGTGAATTTGATGGTATAAACTCAGAAGCATTTTTTAATAACGAACCCGACAAATTTACTTTGTTATTTATGATCGGTCAAAAAACTAACTTTTTCTAAAACAAAACTCCTATGAATAAAAGCGAATCAATCAAGAACATTGCTGGTGCATTGGTAAAATTCCAAGCATCGGTGAGCAAAGTCGGAAAGGAATCAAGCAATCCTTTCTTCAAATCCAAGTATGCAAGTTTGTCAAACATACTGGATACCATCCAAAAGCCATTAAGCGAATGCGGATTGGCAATCACTCAATTCCCCGATGGCAATGCACTCACGACATTAATCATCCACGCTGAATCGGGCGAATGGATTGAGTCATCCTATGTGATGCCGGTTGCAAAACAAAACGATCCACAAGCAATGGGAAGTGCAATCACCTATGCACGGAGATATGCACTCGGTTCAATCCTAAACTTGAACATTGACGATGACGATGACGGAGAGAAGGCAATGGGAAGGCAGTCAGCACCCAAGCGTGATGAACTTACACCAAAGCACTCTAGTTGGGCAAAAGCCGTTGAGCATTTGAAGACGGGTGGATTGATGACCGACATCACCACGAAGTTTGAAGTGAGCGAAGTGAATCAGAAACTTTTAATTGGCGAGAAATGAAACTTCAACTTCCAACAATTCATACTAATTTGAGCGAAGACGATTGGCATCAATTGAGAAGCTCTCGTTTCACGGCATCTGAAATTCACAAACTGATGGGTACTCCGAAAAACAAATCGGAGTATCTCTCGGAAACTGCAAAGACATTCATCTTTGAGAAGGCAGCGGAATACCTAACCGGACAAAAAGCGGAGATGTATGGTCGTGCATTGGATTGGGGAAAGGAACACGAGAAAGAAGCGTTTGAATACTTCGCCAATCAATCGGATGATTTCTACACATACTACGGTGCGGAAACATACACCTTCATCACCTATGGAGAATGGGGTGGGTATTCACCCGATGCACTTGGTACACACCTGGTTGAAATCAAATGTCCGTTCAATAGCGGAAACCACCTTCAGAACTCATTCATCACTAACAACGAGCAGTTCAAATCCAAACGCCCGGAATACTATTGGCAAGTTCAAATGGGGATGATTGCAACGGAAATGACTGAAGCATTGTTCTTGTCGTATGATCCACGAATGCCCATTGGCAAGAAGCTCACGCAAACATTAATCACTTTGGAGGAGGACATCAAGGAGATTATTGACGAGAAGTTGGCATCGGCTGGAGAACTATTTTTGTCAGTTACTAAATAAATCGTTCATTCACCAACTCTACTATAAAATAAATTTGTTATTATGAAAGTTAATTTGTTATTTTGATTTATGGATTTGATATTCTTAATCGTAATTACACCCATCACCATTGCGGTGATGTTCGTGTACTGGAAGTTGAAACAATACTTCCGTGACTTTGACAACTTGCCTGAAGCATCACCGTATGAATTTGAACGGGACAACTACATCCCCGAATTTGATACCTACACGAAGGCAATCTATAAACACAAATTTTACAAAGGAAAAAGCAAATGATACAAAACTACTTAATCATCGGAATGGCAATCTTGTTTGTCATCACCCTTCTCCAGTTGCACAAAACAACTGAACGAGAAGATGAGCTACTTGAAAAACTCTCAAACAAAAATCGTTTGATTTGGGATTACGAAACGGAACTTCTTGAAATTAGGTCAAGGATTCAGGAAGCGAATGACCGGGCAAAAACTTGGGAACTACAAGCCAACTTTCTAAAAGAGAAATACAATGATAAAAGCGTTGGTAGTTAGGGCAACAATTAACAACATCGTGAAGTGGCGAGTGTATTATGCTGGAGAGCTACTCGCCACCTTTGAGAATGAGACCGATGCAATCTACTACGCAAATTTTATAGACAGGCAATGAGTGAACGATACGCATTGATTTGGGCAATCGCAATCCTTCGTGATGACTTCCAGTATACCTGGTTGACCATCTCAAAAACGATGGGATATTCAATGACTAAGGTGATCCATTTGTACAAACAAGCGAAGCCACACTATAATTTGGAACAACCAAAGTAGTTTGCTATATTTGTACAAGGAAGTGAGATTTCGCAGCTCTCGTTAAACTTTCAAAACTTTTGCCCGTTGGGATGATAGGTGCTGCGACCACTGTCATCCTGATGGGCTTTTTTTATTCGCAGCAAAAATGAACACACAACAAGAACAATGGAAAGCGATTGCTGATAGCAATGGCGAGTACCACGTCTCTGATCACGGAAGAGTCAAGAGTTACAAGTATGGTATGGATCGGATTTTGAAACCAAAATTGGGAGGAATTGGATTAAAATACGAATATGTTGGATTATATATTGATGGCAAAATTCATCAAGTTGCAATTCACCGATTAGTTGCTTTGGCTTTTGTAGATAATCCCGACAACAAGCCACAGGTGAATCATATTGACGGGGACAAATTAAATAATACCGTTGATAATCTTGAATGGTCAACCGCTAAAGAGAATATAAAACACGGTTGGGCAACGGGATTGAATGAATCAAGGAGATTGTCACAATCAAAGCCAGTTTTTGACAATGTAACAGGTCAAAAATATGACTCATTAAAATTAGCGTGTCAAGATATTAACGAACCATATAGTCGGCATCAAAAGAGACATATGAAATCATCACCGCGTCAAAGATTCTTTTACTTATGAGCAAAGATCCGGCATTCTTATTTTATTCATCCGATTTCTTGACGGGTACTTTGCTGATGTCAATGGAACAAAAAGGAAAGTTCATCACCTTGCTTTGTATCCAGCATCAGAAAGGTCATATGTCAGAACGAGATATGTTGCAGATATGCGGAACATATGATGAAGATATCTTTGATAAATTTCAAAAGGATTCAGATGGCAAGTTCTTCAATGAAAGATTAAAGGAAGAAATTGAAAAACGAAAATCCTATTCAGAATCAAGACGCAATAATCGTAAAAAGAAAGATGATGTGATTATCATATCTGATACATATGTTCAACATATGGAAAATGAAAATGAAATTGAAAATATAATTGAAAATAAAAAGGTAGTGCGATTTGAAAAACCGACTTTATTGGAGTTAAAAACCTATATGACTGAAATCGGAATGGCTGATGTATCGGAGAAGTGGTTTGACTACTATGAGAGTAACGGATGGTTAGTTGGTAAAAACAAAATGAAGAACTGGAAGGCAGCGGTGAGGACTTGGAAAAATAATAATCTTTCAAATAATGTTAGTACTCCACAAGTAATCAATAGAAAATTATTTAACTTGCACGATTATGACAACAGAACTTGAGGACTACATAATCGGTCAACTTTTATTCTACGACCAAACACGGGCAATGTTGCCGAGAATCAAATCGCAATGGTTTGAAAACTCATTGAACAAACGAATCATTGAAACTATGTTGGAGATGTACATCAACAACAATGAGATTGATGTGCTGACACTGGGCAAGAAGTTTAACCGGAAAGAGATGGTCACCATTGTTCAGCTCACGCAGAATGTTTATGGGATGCCAAACATCAGCAGTCACCTTCCAGCACTTGAACACAAGTACCTGAAGAAACAATTTATTGAGAACATCACTAATTTGGATTTGACTGCGGACTTAAAAGAGATTCTCACCAATGTTCAGACAATGGTTGACAACACCAAGTTCACAACCATCAATGATCCCGTGCAGATTTCAGCAGTTACCAACAAGACCGTTGATGCAATTATCGAAGCGGTGCAAAGAGGTGACAAGCTCACGGGCAGACAAACGGGATGGGCTGGACTTGACCGGGTATTGGGAGGATGGAACAACGGTGATTTGATTGTGATGGCTGCACGACCTGGTCAAGGTAAAACGGCACTTGCTTTGTCGCTGATGTATGACTTTGCCAAGATTGGCGGAAAGGGTTTGTTCTTGTCGCTGGAGATGAGCAACGAGCAACTTGTCAAACGATACTTGTCATTGATTACCGACCTTGCAAACTGGAAGATAAGGAATGCAAACCTTCGTGAATTTGAGGTGCAACAACTTATCAATTCAGCAAACAATCAGACGGTGCAATTCTACATTGATGATGATCCAAATTGCAGTATCCAACAAATCAAATCAAAGGCAAAGATTCACAAAGCGAAACACGGACTTGAGTTGTTGGTGATTGATTACATCCAGCTAATCAAAGGAACAAAGACAAACCGAGAACAAGAGATTGCAGAAATATCAAGAAACCTAAAATTGCTTTCTAAGGAACTAAACATCACCGTCATTGTGTTGGCTCAGTTATCACGCAAATGTGAGGAGAGAGCGGACAAGAGACCGATGCTGAGCGACATCCGTGAGAGTGGTTCAATAGAGCAAGATGCGGATGTGGTGATGTTCCCATTTAGACCGGCATACTATTCAGGTGAGAAGCTCCAGCAAGAAGAAGCCGAATTGATTATCGCAAAGAACAGGCACGGTGAATGCTACACAATCAAAACGACATTCATCGGTGAACGCACAATGTATGAAGAACGACTATGAAAATCAACGAAATATATAATGAACCTTGTTTGGATACTTTGAGAAAGATGCCAAATGAATTTTTGGATTGCGTGATTACATCACCACCCTATTGGCAATTGCGTGATTATGGATACGATGGGCAATGGGGATTAGAACCAACTTTCCAATTGTATTTGGAACACCTTTGGGAAATGATGGATGAGATTTATCGTGTATTGAAACCAACGGGGACTTGTTGGATTAATCTTGGGGATACCTATGCAAGAGGTGGCAGAAATAAAGATGCCACAAATGATACTTTGAGAAATACCAATAAAAACATTGAACCAAATTCAAAACCGGACTACAATGGATTGAACAAGTGTTTGATGCTGATTCCACATCGCTTTGCAATTGGGTGTATTGATAGGGGGTGGATTATGCGAAATGATATCATTTGGGCAAAACGAAATGGAATGCCGGAAAGTTGCACGGATAGATTTTCAAAGAAACACGAGTTCTTTTTCTTTATGGTCAAATCCGAAAAGTATCATTTTGATTTGGATGCAATAAGAGATTCAATTAAAAGTGTAAGCATTGAAAGATATAAGTATAAATTTACGGGACAAGAAGGCGGTAATTCAAATAATTTCAAAGGCACAAGAAGTTTAATTCCACAAAGTAAATATCAAACGATTGATATTGAAAAAGAACACCGGCAAGGTATGCACCAAAATCGTGGTGAAAATGTAATTGAAAAAAGACCAAGTTTGCCAACACAAAAAGAGTTTGTCAAGTTTTTACGCGAACGAATTAAAATCAATGTGTTAGTTGATAGCGTTGATATTCCAAAAACAACGATTGAGCATTGGTATCGCAACGATGAAAAAGGATTTGCATTTCCATCAATTGAGCATTGGGATATCATCAAAGATTATTTGGATGCTTGGGATGATGAATTTGAATCAATGGATTTCAAAATGACTCAAGTTGTCTATGAAAGTGATGATATCAACAAGAATGCAGAACGAGGAAAAAATCCGGGTACTATTTCAGATTTTTGGGATATACCAACGAAGCCATCAGCAAATGAACACTACGCATCATACAACGATGATTTAATTCGCAAACCAATTCTTGCTGGATGTCCTGAAGGTGGATTGATTTACGATCCGTTTATGGGAACTGGCAGCACGGCACAAGCGGCTATTAGGTCAAAGCGTAATTTTATCGGAAGCGAAATGAGTGAAAAATATATGAAGATATGTAATAAACGATTAGAACCATTATTGAAACAAATGCAACTACTATGAACTACTACCAGGAGATCCACTTACTAAAACAAGAAGTTAAACGCCTTCGGGGTGTTGTGGCTGAAGTCAATCAGAAACGAATTGACGAGGTCAAGAAACTCAAAGAGGAGATTGTCAACCCACGATGCAAGATAAACGAGATTGATGCGGAATGGACTGAAGCAATGCGAGTGGTTGCAATCGTCTATGATGTCACACCTGATGCCATCGTTGACAAGGTTCGCACTCAAAACATTATGGATGCTCGGCACTTGTTTTGCTATTTATGTAGGAAGCATCTGAAGATGACCTATCTTTCCATCGGCAAGATTCTTCATCGTGATCACTCAACCATCATCAACTCCGTGCAAGTGTACGAATCTCTTATAGAATATGACCGAACAAGTAACAAACTATATGTCGAATCTTTATCCCTACTGGGTGTGCATTTGCACGAGAGGTCTAAGCTCGTCAATACATATTCTACGGTGTGAAGATGAGATGTTGCGTGTAAAGAAAAAATACGAAAAGAATGGTTATATTTGTAGTATTGAAAAGAAAATGTGAAAAAAGCGGAAATTATAGAGGAACTCTCGAAAGCTGAATGGCTGACCAAAGCCACGAAGAACATCGCCAAGAACAATGAGTTGGCACGGGAACTCTATCAATTCTACTTTCTGACCATATTGCAAAAACCTGATGAACAAATTGAGAAAATATACAACGACGGATACATCCAGTTTTGGACAATCCGTCTTTTGTACCTTTGTATCAACGGCAACCGGCATCCCTTTGGTGAATCTCGCATATATGATTCGCTGGATGTCTACGACCTTAATCTATCCCAAGAACCCGACCTTCTTTTTGAAAGAGAAGAAGAAGAACTAATCGAACAAAAACGAATCAACAAAATAAACCAGGTAACCGAAGAAGCGTATTTCTATGAAAGAGAACTATTCAAGTTGTGGTGTTCGGGAATGTCAGCACGAGCAATCCATCGCCAAACGGATATATCAGTCAGAGAGATTCTTCGTGTAGTAAAATTAATGAAAGAAAGATGTACAACGAAATAATTGGAATTGCTTGTCTAAGCATCATCATTGTGAACTTTGGCAAA